TGTTTTTTATTGTGTGAAAACCGTGTGTCTTGTGTACGTAATGCGCTAGTTTTTCGTTTGCTCAAGTTAATTCTCCTTTGTAGAGCGTGAGTTCTCATAACACTCAAGTTTATTTAAGGTCAATACATAGAGACATAGTAGCATACTTATTGTGTAGCCATTAGTGATAAATATTAGGCTGCGGTATGAATTAGTCTAATTTCATATATTCAAACTATAAAAGATAAATACTTTATATGAAAACCGCAGACGATTTTTTTGACAACGTTGATTATGTAAGCATAATTGACACAGTAAAAGGTATATTTACCAGCGACGGCTCAATGGCTGTTCTACTAGACTATGAGCGAGTACTAGATGAAGCCGATTTATACGCATTTAAGAACTGGGAACTGGGCGAATTAGTTCAAGGACCTGACGTTAAACGCTATACAGTAGCATGTATATTCATGTTTCCCTACAAATTAATGCCCGATCCACGTGGTGCTAAACGTTTGGCTGGTGTAGGATGTAAAATTAAGTTCAAAAAAACTAAGATTAAAGTACCAGTAGCTGTTGAAAATCCAGATGATTATATTCCTGGTACAAGATATCCAAAGACTGCCCTACGTGAAGTATGGCTAGTATATATTGAAATGCCAAAAGACTTGATGGATGATATCCGTGAAGGATCAATTGACTTAGCCGGTCAGAATATTGACTTAAATGAGTTAGATGATGCGTATGATGATGATTTAGACAAAGAAGATACTGGTGAAGAAGATGACCAACAACAAGACATGATGAATCAAACCGGTACAGCAGCGCCTGGCATGGGAATGCCTCCATTACCACCAATGTAACATGACTAATAAAACTATATTAAATGAAGGTTTAGACTATCATGACCTTGAAGGTCAAATGATTCCTACAGTAACTGTAGATGAATATGCCGCACATATGGGTAATGATAGCGAAATTGTTACACTAGCTTTTACTATTAAAAGCGAAGCAGCCGGCAATGATTTAGTTGATTGGTTTGAACGTGGTTATGATTTTGTATTAGATGCTCAAGTAAGTGAGGGTGAAGTAAAACCCGGACAATTCTTGGTATTTGTTGAAATGAATCGTAGAAGTAGTGTTCCTAAACGTATCATAGAATTATTAGATGATTTAGAAACATTAACTGCTATACCAGTTAAAGATTGGACAATCATTGTTGATGAAGAAGAATACTCTCCTGAAGAAGAAGTATTGAAACAAGTAATAACTATTAGCCCTCATGATTATCGTGAGGAAGTTGAAGTTGAAGAAGAAGAAATTAATGAAATGCGTGAACGTGCTGGACTAGAAGTCAAAGTAATTCATGCTGATAAACAAGATGCTGAAATAAAAGCATTCAAATCAATGGCAGGTTTATAATGGCAACGATATTACCTAAAAAAGCAAACTTTGAACAGCCCATGGCACTAGATGATGACCATTATGGCATGTTAGCGTCGGACCCAACAATACAACAATTCCCTCAAGGAACTAGTTATGGTACAAACACATCATTTGGCTCACCTGGTGGCTTTGGTTCATCAGGATCGTTCTCAAGTCCTAGCTTCAACCAACAATCAAGTTCAGGATTTGGTAGCACACAAAACGTTAATCAATCAAACAGCAATCAACCAGTACTTACCGGAGCCGCCCCAACCAATGCCGCTAGTGGAGCGGATGTATTAGTAGCTAATGACAATACAGATTGGATTAACAAAAAATGGCGTCCGGTTATGGGTTGGATCTATATGTTAACCTGTACTATGGACTTTGTTGTATTTCCAATACTATGGAGTTTACTACAAGCAATGAGTAAAGGTAGTGTTACTATGCAATGGCAACCATTAACACTACAAGGTGCCGGATTGTACCATATAGCTATGGGTGCTGTTCTTGGTATAGCTGCTTATGGGCGAACAAAAGAAAAAATTGAAGGAAAAGCATAATAAATATTGACTTAACACACAAATTGTGTTAAACTTTATATTATGATAGACCATTACTCAACATTAGGCGTTAGTAAAAATTCTAACGCCGACGACATAAAAAAAGCATATAGAAAATTAGCAAGTCAACATCATCCCGATAAAGGTGGTGATACTTCTACATTTCAAAAGATTGAAGAAGCATATCGTATTCTTTCTGACCCAAATCAACGACAACAATATGATAATCCTATGCCGCAGGGTAACCCGTTTCAAGGATTTCCGGGTGGAGGATTCCAATTCAATATGAACGGATTCAATATGGATCAAATGTTTGGACAAATGTTTCGGCAACATCAACATCCACAACAACAAAATACATATAGAACCTCATACTGGATTACTTTAGAACAAGCATACAAAGGAGGGGAAGAATTATTAAAATTACAAACTTCTACTGGATTACATATGGTACGGGTAAACATTCCAAAAGGTGTACCAGACGGCGGACAAGTACGATATGAAAAAATAGTTGACTCATCTGATTTGATTGTGGAATACAGGATACACCCTCATTTACAATATGAAAGAAAAATGAATGATTTACATACTAATCATTCTATCTCTGTGTTGGATTTGATTGTAGGGACTACATTTCCATTTACTACTATGGGTGGGAAAACATTGGACGTAACTGTTCAACCTAAGACACAACCATTTATGCATTTGAAATTATCTGGGCACGGAATGCCTATACAAGGAACAAATGCATTTGGTGACCAAATCATCTTGCTAAAACCCTTTATACCTGATAATATAGACAGTCGTATAACTGATAGCATTTTGCAATCTAAATCACAGTAAATATTATTTTAAAAGGAACTGGATGTGAATAATTCACCCGAAATCGAAGCCATTATTGAACAGGCTATTGAGTTGTCTAAACAACGTAAACATCAATATTGTACAATCGAACACTTGCTATTATCTCTTATAACACATACACCATTCAAAAAATGTTTAGATAGTTTTGGATGTGAAACTACAACTTTGATTCAAGAGGTTACTTCATATGTTGATAGCTTACATGCTATCGTAGCAAAAATAGATACTGACCAACAAGTACAACCACGTAAAACAAACAGTTTAGAACGTGTGATGAATCGTTCTGTTACTCAGGTACTATTTACCGGACGTAGACAGGTAACTACTATTGACTTGTATCTATCTATCTCTAGTGAAGGTAATAGTCATGCACATTACTTCTTACTAAAATACGGAATTAATAAGAATGATTTTGTTGCACATTGGCAAAAAACTTATAAAGGTTCAGAATTTACTAGTAAATTATCAGAAGGTCAAGCAGATGAGATCCTTGAAGAATATACTACCAACTTAACTAATCTTGCTAGACAAGGTAAACTTGAACCGTTGATTGGACGTAGTACTGAATTAGACGATATTATTAATGTATTAGCTAAACGATTCAAGTCAAACGTATTGATGGTGGGCGATCCCGGTGTAGGTAAAACAGCTATTGCTGAGGGTCTTGCACAAATGATTGCTGATAAAGAAGTACCAGAATTCTTGCATGGTCATGAACTATATTCACTAGAAGTAGGTGCATTACTTGCTGGATCTAAATATCGTGGCGACTTTGAAGAAAAAGTCAAAGCTGTATTGGATGCACTAAACACTAAGAAAAAGTCAGTATTGTTTATTGACGAAGCACATACCATGAAGGGTAGTGGATCATCTAGTAGCGGAAGTATTGACTTTGCTAATATGATTAAGCCAGCTATTACTAAAGGCACACTTAAAGTTATTGCTAGTACAACATGGGAAGAATACTACGAATCATTTGAGAAGGATCGTGCATTAATGCGTAGATTCTATCGTGTTTCTATTGATGAACCATCACATGATAGCACTATTCGTATTCTTAAAGGACTAAGTTCACGATTAAATGATTTCCATGAAGTTGAAATTAGTGATGAAGCAGTAACTGCGGCAGTAGATAGTTCAGCACGTTATATTCATGACCGCAAGAACCCTGACAAAAGTATTGATTTACTAGATGCGGCATGTGCTAAACAACGTGTTGCTGGTAATAAAGGAGCAATCATTACTAAAGACTTGATCCATGAACAAGTTGAACGTTTTACTGGTGTCCCTGCAGATAAACTCAACGGTGATAACTATGACCGTATCAATAGCCTTGAAGTTAATATCAAAGGTAAACTGTACGGACAGGATGAGACAGTTGAACAAGTATTAGAACGTATCTATGTTAGCTTTGCTGGCATTGGTAATGAACATAAACCTACAGCAAGTTTCATCTTTTTAGGCCCAACTGGTACAGGTAAAACAGAATTAGCTAAGTTGTTAAGTAAAAACCTTGACATGACATTACTCAAATATGATATGAGTGAGTATAGTGAAAAACACTCAGTATCAAGTTTGATTGGTCCTCCCCCTGGCTATGTTGGGTTTGGTGATAGTCAAGTAGGTGGCGGTCGGTTAATCAATGACTTAAGTAAGAACCCGCATAGTATTTTACTATTTGATGAAGTAGAAAAAGCACATCCTGATATCTTTAACATTTTCTTACAGATGTTAGATGAAGGTCGTATCACTGGATCTAATGGTAAAGAAGTTAACTGTAAGAATACTATTATTATCATGACAAGTAACTTGGGTAGTAGTGATAGTGAGAAAAACAATATTGGTTTTGGTAATCAAGAAAAGACAGGTGAGGATGACAAAGCAATTAAAGAGTTCTTCAAGCCAGAATTCAGAAATCGTGTTGATTTGATTTGTAAGTTTGGTAAACTAGATTTCTTAGCAATTAAGAAAATTGTTGTTAAGTTTACAGAAGAATTGAAGAAATCATTGTTTGATAAGCATAATATTAGTTTGAACTTGAGTGAACCGGTAGTTGATTATTTGGCAGATAGGGGATATGATAAGAAGATGGGTGCTCGTCCATTAAGTCGTAAGATTGATGAATTGATTCGTGTACCATTAAGCAAGAAGGTATTGTTTGAACGTATTAAAAATGCTACAGTAACGTGTGTGTTAGTAGATGATAAGATTCAGTTTAATGTAGTACAAAAATCAATAGCGAAGGTTGGAGAAGATGGGATTATTGAAATCAGTCAATGATGTACCGGGTATAGATTATTACGATTACCGAGATACTGAATATTATAATAAGTTCAATTATCGGTTAAGATTTGTAATGCCCAGTATTAGATATATCATTAATGAGAATAAAGTTGATGGCTTGATGAAAAGATATAATGCTACTAGTGGTTGGCGAGTTATTAGAGCAGAAGATAGACCAATAGTTACTGAAAATCTAGAAGCACTTAAACAGTTAATAGAGTTACGTAATAGTGTTAAAAAGGATGGTAAAGCAACGGTTCGTTTAGAATGGAATCATGCATCTGTTTTTAGCAATGACTTATCTTTTTTGAAAAATATTGAAAACATCAAACCTGAATTAGAATATGATTATACTCAGGTACAAACAAACAATTTTGTGGGTGTAAAATCATTTGTTAATGAGCCTAAGCATAAGTTTAGAGTATATTTGAAATCTAAGATAGTTAAGGGTGATTTAGTACCACAACTTGATGATTTGTTAAAACGTACTCCTAGCTTATATCCCTGTAATTCATTAAAAAATTGGTTACTAGGTGCATTACTTACTACAAATCAACATACTTGGAGATATCGTTTTACTAGTCCTACACATTTCATTGATTATGATAATGAAAGTACATTAAGCTATCTAGCAATAATGTACGGAGATTATCTCGGAAAACGCTATAAATTAGAAAAACGTCCTGATCCTATCTAAAATGATAAATACTCTAATAAAATGGAGTATTTACCATGGCAAAGATTGTAACAGAATCAATCGTAATCACTTTTAGTAAAATAGTAAAAGACAACGATTCAGGTACTAGTATTACTAGTCCTGATATCCAAGCGGCTTTAGAACAAGTTGCCCAAGAATTAATTGGTGATAGTGTAGTTGTTGAGGTTGTAAAAGCATAATGAGCCAAACAACTACTCTTATCCTATTGCCGCAAACAGCATATGTTAATCCAGGCAATGGAGCACCCTACACTGTTACCGGTAACAGCCAACCCGGTGCGTCATACATTATTGCACCTCGTTCATTACAAACAGTTAATATCAACGTAACAAACTGTACTGGTAATATTACAATAGAAGCTAGTTTAGCTACAACCCCAAGTAGTACTGATTGGTTCAAAGTATATGAATTAACAGCTAACGCAAATGCGGCAGCTAACTCTGCTCCGCAAATTGCAAGTAATGCCTCAGTATACACAAATATAAATGGTAATTTTGTATATATGAGAGCAAAGGTCGTAGACTTTGAAGGTGGTGTAGTTAATTTTGTAAAGTTAAGTTATTAAGGAAATTTAAAATGAGTACCGATATTTTTAGAAAATATATAGATATTATAAACGAGAATACAGTTGATATTAGTCAAGTTGCAAGTCAATTAAAATTTTTACCTACCCGTAAACAACCAAAACAATATAAATTTGTTAAAGATGGAGTTCCTGGTAAAATGCCAGCAATGACTTATACTGTTTCAGCACAAGAACAACCTGTTGTTACTATTACTAGCGATGGTAAAGAAACACAGAATGTTGCGTTACCAAACGATATTATTATGTCTGGTCCTAGTAGAGAAAATTATGTAGTTAAGGGTGCTAAATTTCCTAAACTATACGATGGTACTATGGGTGGTGTAGTTATTCCGGAACAAGGTCCTCGGTTAGTAGCGTTATACACAGGTCAACAACCTATTACTTTTACTGCTCCTTGGGGAGAAAGTATGATAATGAAACCGGGTGATTACTTAGTTAAAGACGGGGATGCTGGTTATTATCGTGTAGCAAAAGTTGAATACGAACAGACTTATAATCCTCCTGGAAAATAAAATGAGAAATATTGTCATTATGCCAGGAGGCTTTCATCCGTTTCATGCAGGACATGCCGCACTATATAAGAGTGCTATAGCAGCCTTTAATAATGCTGATACGTATGTAGCCGCCACTAATGATACAAAAACAAGACCATTTCCTTTTGCCATTAAAGAGAAACTAGCAAAGCTTGCAGGCGTAGCTGACAAACACTTTGTTCAAGTTAAAAGTCCCTTTCAACCTAGAGAAATAACCGATCAATATAATCCCGAAGAAGATGTGTTAATCTTTGTTCGTAGTGAGAAGGATCGTAATGAAAGTCCTAAACCAGGTGGTACAAAGAAAGATGGTACGCCTGCATATTTTCAGCCATGGACAGGTAAGAATGTACAACCATTTGGTAAACAAGCATATATTGCTTACTTACCTACAGTAGAGTTTGGTCCCGGCATTACAAGTGCAACAGAAATACGTAATGCATGGCCTACATTGAATGATAAGCGTAAAACAGCAATGGTTATGAGTTTATACCCTGTTACACAAAAGAACCCTAAACTAGCCGCTAATGTTGTTAAAATGTTGGATATGAGTATGGGTAATGAATTGTCAGAAGGATCATTAAATGAATTTGCCCCACCGAGTGACGACAGAGGTGGCGGCGAGAATGATAGAAATCGTAGAATAAGAAAACTATTAGAAATTGCTATACAAGTAGCAAAACAAAAAAATGTCTATGAATTGGGCATGATACATGCTATGAATATGATAGCAGGTGATGAGTTTTTTAATACAGCAGTTGAAGGTATATTATCAGATATAACAGATAAAGAATATATGTTTGTGCTACAGAGTGCCTATAAAACAGTAAAACAAGGTTTGGCGGAAGGCGAAGAAATTGCTGAAGGACCTTTTGTTCAACGTCTTGGGCGCCCTAATAAAGTTAATATCTATGTAAGACATACTACAGGTAAACCCTCTTTACTTGTTGCAACTGATATCCCTTATTCAATATACGACAAGTTTATAAAGAAGGCTATACAAAAATATCCACAGTTTAAACAAACAGATTTCTCATTTAAATCTGTTGATAAGGTTATGAAAGAAATTAAGGTTACCGAAAGCGTGGATTATTTAGAAGAAAAATAATTTGACCCCCTTGTTTTGATGTAAATAATAGTATCTAAACAAGAGGATAAAATGGCAACAAAGAAAACATCTGAATCAACAGTCGCTAAAGCGGCAGCTAAAGCACCCAAAACAACTAAAGCAAGCAAGTCAGAAAAAACAGTCCCTGTAGAAAAAGTACAGGAAATTGCTGAACAGGCTGCAAAAGAACAACAACAGGCTCCTGCAGCCGGTCAAGTTCAGGTTAATGTAGACTTCCTAAAAACTACTAAAGTACATATCGCTATGCCTTGCTATGGTGGTATGCTAACTGAATCAACATTCATGTCATTCATCAAGTGGGCTAACACAGCCCGGCAACTTGGTATTGATTGGACATTAGAAACAATGGTTAACGAAAGTCTTATCAGTCGTGCCCGTAATACACTAACTGCTAAGTTCCTAGATATGCCAGACGCAACACATTTATTCTTTGTTGACGCTGACATTGGTTGGGAGCCATGGCATCTATTAGTATTATTAAACCGTGACGTTGATGTCATCGGTGGACTATACCCAATGAAGACTATGCCAATTAAATGGGTTGTTAACGGCTTTGAAGGTGCTGAAGAAGGATCAGATGGATTACAAGAAGTATCTAAAGCTGGTACAGGTTTCTTATTAATGAAGAAACATGTATTTGAGAAATTAAAATCTCACCCTGCTGTTAAGCAATATAAAAACGATATTGGTTTAGATCCAAAGTATGACCAACACTTAAAGACCTACTTTGATACAGCAGTTCGTCAGAATCGTTACTACAGTGAAGACTGGACATTCTGTGAAAATTGGCGTGACATAGGCGGTAAGATTTGGATGGATAAGCGTGTTCTATTACGTCATAGTGGTAGTTATGTTTTCTGTCAAGAAAATCAAGAACACTTGATGAGAACAATTGGACCTATGTTCCTACAAGAACAGCAAGAAAAATTCGGAATGAAGTTTACCGATAAAGACGGTAATGAAATTAAAAAAGTTACTGCCGCATAATAAAGCCCCGAAAGGGGCTTTTTAATGGATATGTTGTCACATATTTGACATACTATTCTAAATAAATACAAGATGAAAAAGTATCGCACTATCTTTATCAGTGATGTTCATCTTGGTACTAGAGATAGTCAGGCAGATAAACTTAATAACTTTCTTAAGCATAATAGTTGTGACACACTATATCTTGTAGGAGATATAATAGATGCATGGCGCATACAACAAAACAAATGGCGTTGGAAACAGAGTCATACCAATGTTGTTCGTCGTGTACTAGGGCATGCCAAGCGTGGCACCCGAGTCGTTTACATAGCAGGCAATCACGATGAGTTTCTTAGACCAATGATCCCGTATGGATTTAGTTTTGGTCTAATAGAAATTCATAATCAAATAGAACATATAGGTGCTGATGGTAAGCACTATTTAGTAACACACGGTGACTTGTTTGATGGCATCACAAGGTTAGCGCCGTGGATATCATTTTTAGGAGACAAAGCTTATGATTTCATTTTATCGCTTAATAGCAAATTTAATTGGATACGTCATCGTTTTGGTTTTGGGTACTTTAGTCTTAGCAAATACCTTAAATACAAAGTAAAAAAAGCCATAGATTTCATGTTTCAGTTTGAAAAAAATCTAGCAGGCTATTGTAGAAAACGTGGCTTTGATGGTGTTATATGTGGCCACATACACCACGCTGAAATAAAAGAAATAGATGGTGTCACATATATGAATGATGGTGACTGGGTAGAATCCTGCACAGCATTAGTTGAACATCATACTGGACGTTGGGAAATAGTTACCTGGACTAAGGAGAAGGACAATGTGGATACTGATAATATTAGCAGTTCATATGAACGAACCAAAAGACATACCGGCGAGAGTGGAGTTGATGTTCCAAGACAAGTTGTCGTGTGAACAAAGTCTACAGAGCATGACATATTGGTTAAAGTTTAATCAATTCAAAATTGAAGGAAAGTGTGTTAAAAAATGAAACTAAGTGATAAAATTACTATCGTAGTACCTTGTAAAAACGAGGAAAATTACATCCATCATTTGTTAGATTCACTGCGTGGTCAAGATATTGGTGATACCAAAGTTATCATTGCAGATTGTTCTACCGACAATACTAGACAGGTTATTAAGGATAACAGTAGTTTATTAAATGTTGAAATCATCGATGGCGGCCCTGTGTCTATTGCTAAGAACAATGGTGCTAAATTAGTCACAACACCATATATCTTATTCATTGACGCGGATGTTCGTTTCTTTAAGAATAATGTTATACAGGATGCTGTTAATTTGATTGAATCCAAGTCATTGGATCTTATTGGCTTAAACATCAAATGTTATGATAAGGATCCAAGAGCAAAGCTAGGATTTATTATTTTTAATACAATTAACCATGCATTGAAATATTTCTCACCCTTTGCAGTTGGAGCATTTATGTTGACACGTAGAGATAAGTTTGAAGAATTTGGCGGGTTCCCTGAAAGTTTTGCTACATCTGAGGACTATTTCTTGTCTAGGAAGTACAGCCCTAAAAAGTTCAGAATTGTTCGTCATCATTTTGGACAAGATAGTCGTAGATTTAAGAAGATGGGCTATCTTGGTATGGCTAAATATCTAGTTAAGAATTTTGTCAATCGTAATAACAAGCAATATTGGGATAAGCTGGATTCATCTAAGTATTGGAGTTGATAATTGTTTATTGAGTGATACTATCAAACTACTGATAAATACTCTATGGACTTAAAAGAATTACATTCATTCAAAATGTCAGATGCGGTGACATTTCACGATAACCTCAATAGTAAATTATTTCGTGGGCAACATCTACAACCTGAAGTAGAACTACAATTAAAAACTATAGCACAAGACTTCCTGCAGGAAATGGGTATACATGATTTGGATGTACGTGATATCACCGTTTCTGGAAGTAATGCAGCCTATAGCTATACAGACCATAGCGATTTAGATTTACATATCTTAGTCAATATGAAAGATTTACCGGATGATGACGTATACCGTGAATTCTTCAAAGCTAAAAAAGATTTATACAATGATTCACATGATATAACTATCAATGGAATTCCAGTAGAATTATATATACAGGATGCGTCAGAACCTGTAACTAGCTTAGGTGAATATAGTGTGAAAGATAAAAAATGGTTGCGTTTGCCAACTAAGCGTAGAGCTAACTTTGATCAAACAGCTACTAAAGCAAAATATATAAAACTATTGGATATTATTGATACAGCATTACATTCTGATAATATGGGTAAAGTTAATAAAGTATTGAAGAAGATTACGCAATATCGTCAAGCTGGATTAGATAAAGGTGGTGAGTTTGGTCCTGAAAATCTAGCATATAAAGCATTACGTAGCAGGGGCTATATTACAAAACTATATGATTTACGTGATAGATTACATAGCAAACATTTAAGTTTGAATGGTATGTATTCTAATGTAAATGAAGCTGTTACTGATAATTATCTATATCACGCTACAATGCCTGCAGGCATAATGCGTATACTGCGTACAGGTATAATTAAAGCAACTGATCGCCCACAACCATCTACTAAATCAAAAACACAATACCCTACAATTAGTACAACTAGGTCAAAACAATATGCAGAATCAAACGATTTTGTAGATTTCTTAAACTTAACTAAAGATGGCAATTCAGTTATATTAGTATTTGACCGTACTACCGTTGCTAATCATTACAAAATGTTTAGTACAAGTCAAGGTACACAAACTGTAGGTGACGAATATGAAGAAGTAATTGTTGCCCCTAAAGGATCAATGCCAATCAAAGGAACATTAAAGGGATTCTATTTCAACCCTAGACGCACAGAAGAAATAGAAGGATATAAAGATATACCTTGGTTCAACGAGTTATTGACCAGTCCATATTATATAGGACCAAAACAAGGTGTGGCGGAAGGCTTGGATGAAGCAGTGGGTGGCAATTATTTGTATCACGCTACAAGTGCGAGTGGTCTTAAAGGAATGCTATCGTCTGGTAGTATTCGATCAGCAACTGGTCCACAGTCAGCAACCTCGGCTCAGACCAAACTGCCTACAGTAAGCGTGACTAGAGATTGGGGATATGCTAGTGGATCAAATGCATCCAAACAAATGGCCGAAATTGGCAGAGATGCAATACTAGTGTTGGATCGCAATACAATTGAAAGTAATTTTAAGACCTTAGGTACAAGTCAAAGCACTAACATTAAAGGGTTGTCATTCAATCCATACCTTAAGAAAAATGGCGAAGCACGGTCACAGAACACAGATCCAATGGCAAGAGCAAATGCAAAGGCCAAAATGAAATATGCTGAACCTACTGCCAAAGCAGGTGGAGAATTTGAAGAAGCAGTAGTTGTCCCAAAAGGTGCATTGCCTTTAAAAGTAACAATGGTTGGATTTTGGATTAATCCTAAAAGCGAACTGACAAAAGATCCTGTCATTATGAATGATCCTCGTAGATTGGATATGGTAAGACCTAATCAATTTGTAAAAGCAAAACAAAATCAAGATGTGGCGGAAGCATCAGGTTATATCCCTAGTGAAAAACAGAAAAATGACCCTCGTTTTAGTACAGCACTAACAGTAGATATTAAGCCCGACAGTATCAAAAAGAACGCAAAAGCATTCTATTGGAATACTAGTAGAGCAGGTATTCCTCCAACAGCAAAGCCATCAGGCAAAATCTAATAAGTTTCCATATTATGGTATTTTGATAAATACACTAATAGTATGGGAATCCGTTATGAAAATCAAACAAATCACTGAAAATACAACATCAGGCTCAATCGCTACAGTAGAAACCGCATTAGGTGGCACACAAAGTAGAGGAAATCCTAGTATATATGGTGGAAAGAAAGTAGGCTCACTATTCAAGGGTAAAAAGACTAAAGCCCCATATGCTAATAGCATTAATGAAGGTGCTGAACTTAGTGAAGCACAACTAGAAGAAGATGATGTTATTGTCGTTCCTGGACAAGGCCGTGGTCGTAAAAATGGATTTATTCCACATGGTAAAAGTCGTATAGACCACGAAGTTGAGATGGCACGTAGTGATTTATTCAGTGCCGCAAAGAATGCTCAACAAGTTTATTCAATGATTAAAGATGTTAGTGAAGAAGAAGGACTTGATGGTTGGGTACAAGAAAAGATTATTAAAGCTAATGACTATCTAAACACAATACGTGAATATTTAGAAGGTAAACAAGTTCAGGGTGTAAATGAAGGCGTTGCTGACATGCATAGTAATGAATTACTAAACACTGTTAGAGGTGCAATTAGAAAAGCAATTAAAGAAACAGGTGACCAATCATTGTCAAAAATCTTTGTTTGTTTACGAGATGCTAGACCAGCAAGTGAAGCATTAAAAAATATCACAAGTCCAAATTCTCTAGCAGAGGTAGATAATGCTTTGCAAGAAGTAGGTATTGACTTTGATGACCTCCTTGATTTTATCAATAAACAAGCAGAAAAATACGGTCGACAAGGTGTATCAGAAGGCTCACAACGAGGTGATACACTAGTTACTGACTCATTAAAAATAATGCGTGGTCCAGAAGTAACTGATGCTATCAAGGCATTAAAGACCGTTCTAGGAGATAGAGAATACAATAGCCGTCGTGGTTTTTATAATTTCTATGTTAAACAAATAGTTGATAATTATGGTCAGCAAGGTATGAATGAAGGAGCTAAAGTGGACCGCATGGTTAAACATGTAGCACAATCAGAAAAAAAATTAGGCAAGAGTAAAGACAAAGCAGAAAACATTGCGTGGGCTACAGCTAACAAACGTGGCATGTTAAATAACAAGAATAAGAAAGCGTAATATGAGCAATATTCTTAAAGGTATATTAAACGAAGTCAGTCCGCATAACTATGACAGTGATTGGGATTATCAGGATGCTCTAGCACGTAGTGGCAAATCACGTTCTAGTTATCGTTCACAAGAAGATGACACATCTGATGCTGATATTGAATACTCTAAAAAGATGTATCAACTAAGCCAAAAACAAAAACGTGATGCGGACCATGATAGATTAGCAACTGGTACAAATGAAGGTATAGATGATCCATGGGGAGATCAAGGTAACTTTGCAGGTGATAAGCCAGTTAATCTTGGTGGTGTATCTATTAAGAATATACAGACTGGTGACACAGTTAAGTATCTTGGACAACCATCAAAAGTAGTTGCTATGAGTAAGGATCGTAAACATTCTCGCATTACAATTACTAAGGGTATAGGTACTGTTACACAAGATGTATTAACAAGTGATTTACAGCAACTAGGTCAAGGTAAAACAATAGAAGAAGATAACACCAATAGAATGAAAATGGATGATTATTACAATTTAGCTGACGCTATTCAGGAAAAGCTTAGACAAGCAATTAAGATGGGTAATAACGAACTTGTAGATAAATTATCCAAAGAACGTGCTGACTTAGATGCACGTGTTAAAAAATATGGCTTGATGCCAGAATCACAACTAGATGAAATCTCTAATGAGAAGTTAAGTCAATACAAGACAGCGGCGGCATTAGATGCAGGTAAAGCTGATAAGGAAGGTGACTACAAACGTGGTGATAAACGTTTCAGTGGTATTGTTAAAGCAACTAAGAAACAGTTTGCAAACGATACAAAGAAGTCTGGTATCAGTCAAGGTATAAATGAATTTTCCCCTATTAAACCACCTACTGCCGGGGCATTTGGTGGCAATAAAGATTATGGTCAGCCCACCAGTTCACGTTACTTGGGCAACAACAAGTTTGTGGTAGGAACTACCAACAATTATGTGTTGACCGCAACTGTGGACAAATGGGGCCTGGAATGGGACGAGGACGATGAAATATGGTTCTTGGACAGTCCTGGTGCTGTGTACATTGCTGATGCTACTGAAGGTGAAATAGAATTACCTGCTCCACAAGAACAAAGAAATCAAATACACGATTTGGTAAGTGATTATCTTAACGCTAGAAATTCAGCAGAGTTGCAAAAAGTGGCTGCATATTTTGGTCATACTCCTGATGGCGAAATGGCAACAAATGAAGCTGTTTCAGCAAATAGATTTAACAGTAAACAAGAAGTTATTAATCACTTTGTCAAAAACGGTAAAAGTGCGGCAGCAGGTGCAGCGGCATGGGAACGTGGTTATAGAGGTTCATCTAATAAACCTATAGAGTTAAAAAAACCACCACAAAGAAGTTACCATGATGATTTGGATGATAAACGCTATTCATCAACATTTGAAAACTTAGGTGATCAATTAAAATCTAAATCATTAGAAGCATTAACACAACTTAAACAACAAATTGAACAAAAACGTATGGATGATTTAGCTCAATGGGAACAAGATTTTAGAAATAATGTTGCTAGTAAGATGAGAAGTCAACCGATACGTTCACCAGAAGCAACACCAGTTGCACAACCTGGTGAAAAGCATTCTATATTAAAAGCTAGATTATCACAATTAAATAATGCTATACAAAAGCAACAACTATTAGATAAGTTAATTGATAGAATAGAACGTAAAGGTTTGTTAACTCCTGCAATGCAGAATGATACCGATACTAGTATGCACGTTAAGTATGGTGCAAAAGATAACTATCAATCATTGAATAAAAAATTAGACAATGCTATTTCAATGTTACAGGATAGATTGTATATACGTAAAAAGTCAGGTTTGAAAGAAGGACATGATGAGCGTGATGAATATGATAATCCTAGACAAGGTAGAGATTATGGCAAGGGAAATCTATTTGTAGATCCAGGTTCAAATGAATTTGAAAAAAATGTACCAGTCAGTGTACCCGGTGGACCACGTGGCGCACCAAAAAATCTTAAAGGTATTTCAAAAGCATTACCCGCTGATGCATTTGGTCGTACAACAGGTAAAATACCTGCAGGTAAACCCGGCAAAGTTCACAGTAAGATGAGCAATACAGATGAAGTTGATGAAGGTTGGAGTCAAAAATATAAATCTAGTATCAACTGTAGTCATCCTAAAGGCTTTAGTCAAAAAGCTCATTGTGCTGGTAAGAAAAAACACAATGAAAGTATTGACAATGTTATGGAGATGACATGTCCTGATTGTGGTATGTGTGAAACTCATGTAGACCATACTAATTTAGAAGAAGCATGTTGGAAAGGTTATCACAAAGAAGGTATGAAAACCATGTTTGGAAAACAATATCCAGACTGTAGAAAGAATAAAAAGAAAACTAACGAAGAACAACTAGATGAAAAATGTTGGGACACACATAAACAAGTAGGTATGAAAAATAAAGGTGGACGAATGGTCCCTAAATGTGTGCCTAAAGAAAGTATAGCGGAAGGCATGCCGTCTGACAATGACATGGGTTCTACTACTGGTGGTGCTAAAATGACATTAGGTCAATGGAAACAAATGTGGATGAAGAAAATGCCAAACGCTGACTTTGCCGCAATGTTTAGATCACCTCCTAATATGCGAGGTAGTGCTATAGCATACTTTGATGGTTGGGTAAACAACCCTGATGCTAGATGGGATCCGCAACAAGGTGTAACGGAAGAAAAATGTCCACATTGTAATGGTCCAATGTTCAGTGAAATGATAATGAACGAAAAGAAAGATGCTTGTTACTATAAAGTAAAGAGCCGTTACAAAGTGTGGCCAAGTGCCTATGCTAGTGGTGCATTAGTTAAGTGTCGTAATAAAGGTGCAAGCAACTGGGGCAATGGTGGAAAGAAAAATGAAAGCTCTATACTAGAAGGTATTGAACAAGCGGACGAAAGTTTGCACGATTGGTTCAATAAAGAAAAATGGGTTCGCATGGATACTAAAGGGAAGATTAAAGGTCCATGTGCTAGAGAACCAGGAGAAGGTAAACCAAAATGCTTGCCACAAAGTAAAGCACATAGTCTAGGTAAAAAGGGTCGTGCTAGTGCCGCTCAACGTAAGCGTAGAGAAGATCCTAATCCAGAGCGTAGTGGTAAAGCTATCAATGTTGATACAAAGAAAAATAAAGGCTAATAATGTTATCAGATAATTTAAAAGTACTATTAGCTAGTACACAAAGTTTTGCTATTAAAACACAAAACTTCCATTGGAATGTGGAGGGAAGTAACTTTCCACAATATCACGACTTCTTTAATACATTGTATGAAGATGTAAATGCTACTATTGATCCTATCGCTGAATATATTAGAATTCTAGGTCAATATACTCCTGGCAGTTTGTCACGTTATACTGAACTAAGTATTATACAAGACCAAACTAAAGTTCCAAGAGCAGAACTTATGTTTGTTGAGTTACTACAAAATTGTGAAACAATGACAGAACTTGTTGTTGCTATGTTTGACGAAGCTACAAATGAACGTCAACAAGGTATTGCTAACTACATGGCTGAGTTACAAGACTTATACGGCAAGAAAGCATGGTTCATTCGTTCTACATTAAAAAGAGAACGTGAGTAATGAGAGCAACAGAATTTATCACTGAGCAAGCTAATCCTAAAATAGATTTGACACCAAACTATCCTAACTACGAAGTATTAGTAGGAGAGTTTATTGGCATGAGAAAGAATAGAGCAAGATTCTTAATTATAGCATCTGAACTTAAGCCAGGTGTACGTGAGACAGATAAGATATTTAGAGCAAAAACAACTAATACACCAATCAGTGTTGAGATTAGTAAAGTAAAAAATAGAACAGTAGTAGGATAAACATGAAAAAAATATTAATAGCAATAACACTAACATTAACAACTATGGTAGCATTTGCACAAAAACAAAAGCCAATGAATATATATGATTTTCCAATCACTAGAGTTATTGACGGAGATACTGTAGCATTTCAAGCAACATTCTTACCCCCACCATTAAAACAAGAACTAAGTATTCGTGTATTTGGTGTTGACACACCTGAAAAAGGTCATAGAGCCCAATGTCCAAGTGAAGACCAACGTGGTCAGGCTGCTTCAGCTTTCACTAAAAATGCTATAGCTAAAGCACAGAAACGTCAAGTAGCTATTGCTGATTGGGATAAGTATGGTGGACGTGTATTGGGTGACATATTACTTGATGGACAAAGTTTAAGAATGATGTTAATACAGAATGGATTTGCAAGAGAATACTACGGAGAAGCTAAAACTTCTTGGTGTAACTAACACCCTTAGGACCGTAACTTAGTTACGAGGGTAGGCGGCTTCTGCCTTAAGTTATCCAATTCGCTACTGGACCTTATAAGTGAGCATAAATACTAATATGAGAGCAATAGAACTATACGAATCAGCCGCAACTGACCTAGCTAAGAAACTTCCTAGCTTAGAAAAGCACGACTATAATACCATTGATAAACTAATGAAAAAGATAGCAAAGAAACATCGTATAACCGGTGATGCATTGCATGATTTGTTTGTTAGAAAATATCATAAGACTCCGGACAGTTGGATTAAAGATAAACTAGATGAGGTTGGAGGACGACATTACAACCCGGATGGTACAACATATCGCGGATCCTATAATAAAATGCCAACATTAAATGATCCTAACGATATTTATAACAGAGCAGAACGAGTGCCATATAAAGATCCAGCTGGTGAAGATCCTGAAATAGATGATAGTATTAAACAAATTATTCAAAATGGCTTAAACAGATTAACCGATGACCAACGAAAAGTATTAATTTTAAGATTTTGGTATGATATGACATTACAACAGATTGGTGATAAGTTTGACTTGTCTAGAAATAGAATAAGAGAAATTGAAGCTAAAGGATTAAGACGATTGCGAGATTCCGCTAGACATAATGGATATGATCCTGAGTTATTAAAACCCTACATTACTGAATCTGAACAAGAAGATTTAAATAACAATCCTATTGTAAAGAAGTTTCTTGCTTGGACAAGTAAGAAGTTAAATTTAGAAACTACTCCAAAGATAGAGTTTAGTTATGATAGTGATGAAGCGCAAGAAGGTCATCATACTGGTAGACACAATCCAGAGACGGGTGAAGTATGGGTGTATTGTGCTAATAGAAATTTAGTAGATATATTACGCACTGTTTTCCATGAATTAACACATGTGCGTCAGGGTGAATTAAATATGATTAAACCGGGCGATAGTTATCCCGGTAGTCCAATAGAAGCAGAAGCGGATGTGATGGCTGGCAAGTATATTAAGATATTTGGCAAAGCACATCCAGAAATCTTTCAATAAAGAGTAACATATGTCAATAACAATAACAGGTGGGATAACAATAAATGGTGGTGGATTTACTATAGTTGCACCACCACCGGTAGAGAAAAAAGCTATATTTGGTTATGGATTTACCAGTGCTGCGGTATCATTAACCAACCTAGTATCAAACACAGGGGTAGTTAGTAATGATGTTACAGGTGTTGGCACTGGTAGACAACTACTAGCTGCCGCAGGTTACGGTACAGATAAAGCTATATTTGGATATGGATACAGTGTGGCAAATTCATCAATAACCAATTTAGTATCAAACACTGGAGTAGTTGCTACAGATACTACAGGTGTTGGTACTGGTAGACAAGGACTAGCGGCAGCCGGTTATGGAACAGATAAGGCTATTTTTGGTTACGGTAATGGTGGTTCAGTCACAGCAATAACCAATCTAGTATCAAACACAGGCGTTGTTGCCGGTGATACCACAGGTGTTGGTACTGGTAGAAACAATCTTGCGGCAACTGGATATGGCACTGATAAAGCTATATTTGGATATGGAATGGGTGGTGGTTCTACTGTAGTATCAATGACTAACTTAGTAAGTAATACAGGGGTGGTTGCTGGTGACACAACAGGTGTTGGTACTGCTAGATTTAATCCCGCAGCTGCCGGGTATGGCACTGATAAAGCTATATTTGGATATGGAATGAATAGTGGTTATAATGTAGTATCAATGACCAATTTAGTATCAAACACTGGAGTAGTTGCTACTGATACATCAGGTGTTGGTACTGCTAGACGATTATTAGCAGCCGCAGGATATGGACTAGATAAAGCTATATTTGGATATGGTTCTGCACCAGATACATCAATAACTAATCTTGTGTCAAATACAGGTGTAGTTGCTACAGATACATCAGGTGTTGGTACTGCTAGACAAGGATTAGCGGCTGCAAGTTACGGGTAATTATACAAAGAAAGAATAAAGAATGTCAATAACAATAACAGGTGGAATAACATTAAATGGTGGGGGATTTACTATAGTTGCACCACCGGCAGGGGTAAAGGCTATATTTGGATATGGATCGGCAACCGGGGGAGTTAAACAATCACTGACTAATCTAGTATCAAACACAGGTGTTGTTGCTACTGATACTACAGGTGTTGGTACTGATAGGAGTTATCTTGCAGCCGCGGGTTATGGAACTGATAAAGCAATATTTGGTTACGGTCTTGCTACTGCGAGTGTGTCAATGACCAATAAAGTAAGTAATACAGGTGTAGTTGCTACTGATACAACAGGAGTAGGTACTGCTAGAATAGACCTTGCGGCAGCTGGTTATGGTACAGATAAAGCTATTTTTGGATATGGCCAAACCGATGGCGGAACGAAGCTATCAATGACCAACTTAGTAAGTAACACCGGTGTCGTTGCCACAGATACTTCAGGCGTCGGCACTGCTAGACGAGCACTTGCGGCCGCTGGCTATGGTACTGATAAAGCTATATTTGGTTACGGTAGTGATGGTACTAGAGTATCAATGACCAACAAAGTATCAAACACCGGCGCTGTTGCTAGTGATACCACTGGTGTAGGTACTGCAAGAACTGTTCTTGCAGCCGCAACTTACGGTACAGATAAAGCTATTTTTGGTTACGGTCTTACTACTGTTAATGTGTCAATGACTAATCTAGTATCAAACACTGGTGTTGTTGCTACTGATACAACTGGTGTTGGCACTGCTAGATATTTTCTAGCAGCCGCCGGATACGGAACTGATACAGCTATATTTGGTTATGGATCTACTGGATCAATGACATCAATGACCAACCTAGTATCGAACACTGGAGTAGTTGCTACAGACACTACTGGAGTAGGTACTGCTAGGCAGGGATTAGCAGCCGCAAGTTACGGTTAAACAACAATTTACCATAATCATTGCTAACTAAATCATTCTATGTTACAATAGATAAATGATTAAGTTAACAGTTCCATTACCCAAAAGTATCACAATCGCATGTAGCGGTGGTGTAGATAGCATGGCAGTTGTTGACTTTCTAAGTCGTAAACACGATATCACTATCGCCCATTTTAATCATAGAACACAAAACGGTGAAAAAGCCGCAGAGTTTGTTTCTAGGTACTGTGGTGAACATAGTATTGTTATGATGTACGGCTCACCTCGCAGTCAAAAAAATAGTAAAGAAAGTCAAGAAGAATACTGGCGTAGAGAACGCTATGAATTTTTAAATGATCTTGGCCCAGTCATTACTTGTCATCATTTAGATGATTGTGTTGAAACATATATTTGGTCAAGTCTTCATGGTACACCCAAAGTTATTCCATTAACTCGCAACAATGTAATTAGACCATTTCTAACTACTAGAAAACAAGACTTCATCTATTGGTGTGAAAGTCACAATGTACCCTGGATAGAAGATGAATCAAATAAGAATTCCAGATATACCCGAAACTATATTCGCAATGAACTAATGCCACATGCATTACATGTCAATCCAGGATTACCTAAATTGGTCAAAAAGATTGTAGAAGGTAAACAAAATACTTGACTTCTCTACACAAACCAAGTATACTAACTAATTATTTAAGGAGAAACTATGTCAGATTATAACAGAACCTTTAACGGTGAAGCTAAGATTAAACTAACTCAACTAGTCAATGAAGGTATGCATGTCCTACATGAAATTGATACATTGAATGGTGGATTGAGCGACACTATCAAAGCAGTAGCAGAAGAACTTGAAATCAAGGCTTCTACACTAAAGAAAGCAATTAAAATTGCACACAAAGCTTCATTGGGTCAAACAAACAAAGACCACGATGAACTCAATACAATCTTGGAAACAGTCGGCAAAACTCTATGAGTTATGTGGATGCTATTCACAGTAGGGATGAGGATCGTATCTATGTCGTAGAGAGAAATAAAGACGGCAAAAGAGAATACAAAGAATACCCTACTAACTATGTATTGTATTATTCCGATCCTAAGGGTAAACATCGTAGCATTTATGGCAATCCAGTCAGTCGTTTTAGCACTCGTAAACGACAAGAGTTTGAAAAAGAAAAACGTATTCATTCAGGTAAGAAATTATTTGAAAGCGATGTACCGGTAATCTTTCGCTGTCTAAGTGAAAATTATCTTGGCATTGATGCACCTAAACTTCATACTTGTTTCTTTGACATTGAAGTAGACTTTGATCCTGAAAAAGGATTTAGTCCTACAAGTGATCCATTCAATCCTGTTACAGCTATCAGTTGTTACTTAGATTGGCTAGATCAATGTATTACATTAGTGATCGCTCCGAAACATATGAGCAGTGAAACAGCCCAAGAAATCACTAATGAGTTTGAGAACACAATGCTATTCAAATCAGAGAAGGAAATGTTTGACGTTTTCTTTCAACTCATTGAAGATGCTGATGTATTGACTGGTTGGAACAGTGAAGGATATGATATACCCTACATGGTCAATCGTGTTACTAGAGTGATGAGTAAGGATGATACACGCAAGTTTTGCTTGATGGGTCAACTTCCTAAAGCACGTGAATATGAACGATTCGGTAAGAGTGAAACAACATATGACTTAGTAGGTCGTATTCACTTGGACTATCTACAACTATACAAGAAGTATAACTATGAAAGTCGTCACAGTTATAAACTTGACAGTATCGGTGAGATGGAAGTAGGTGAAAACAAAACTCAATATGAAGGTACTCTTGACCAATTGTATAACAAAGACTTTAAAAAGTTCATTGAATACAACAGACAAGATACTATGTTGTTGGTGAAGATTCACAACAAACTTAAGTTTTTAGAATTAGCTAATCAACTTGCACATGAAAATACAGTACTGCTTCCAACAGTTATGGGTTCGGTGGCAATGATTGAGATGGCAATTTTTAATGAGGCCCATGAACGTGGCTTAGTAGTACCAGATAAAAAACGAAAGACTGAAAATGATGATGAAATCCAGCAGGCAGCAGGTGCCTTTGTTGCTACGCCGAAAAGAGGTATGCATGAATATGTCGGAGCAGTTGACATTAACTCACTCTATCCCTCGGTTATTCGTGCCCTC